CCGGAGTTCTTTCCCGGTGCGTTGTCCAATCCGCCAGCTGGGGTGGTGTCTAAGAAAACTCCGTGGAATAGGGTGACTTCGCTGGAACCGATCAGAGCTTGGGCATTGGCGTCGGTGACTTGGACTTTGATCTGTGCATCAAACTTCATCCCACGCTTGGAAGAGTCGTCCTTCTTCACCCACTCGCCCATCTTAATGTCTGTGATGGTGCCGATGTAGTCACCAGGTGGTAGAGGAGGACGACGTGTTGTTGGTTCAGAGATCGAAGCGTCGAGGAATAAAGCTGGATCGAATTGACTGGTCATAGAATACTCCGAAAAGGATTGATGATACTCTCTGAAAGATAAGGAAGCAGTGTCTGGAATATCGGGCAGATCACTGGCTGGGGTTGCTCTGGAATTTTGAATCTTGGTGCAGTTAAGGCACTTGGTGTCGAAAGATCTGGGTTGGTGATACCTCTTGATTTTGGATCGGTCTAAGGGGGATTTAGGATTCGCGTCGATACCGCAGTAGGCCAAGCCCCAAGCTGGATTGATGAGGTGCAAGGGACCGGACTTGTAAGAGAAACAAGTGAAAAGAGGAAGGGACTGGTAGCGAGCGGGGTTCATTCTACTTTTGTCACTGTTACAACCAGTTGGGTTTTGTCTAGGCTGAGAAAAGTTTCCGGATCGTCAAAGATACTTTCTTCCCAGTTATGCCTGATGGTTTCCAGCGGTGGCTCATTTGGCGAAGTAGGAGTACCATAATCTTCTGGATCAATAACAATTTCTAGCGTAGCTTTTAGAACTATTTGAACTTTCATTTCTTCACCCCTTCTGTCAAACGCCCACCTCTCGACTTCCACTTCTCAAAGACTAGCTTGAAGTTCGGCTCAATCCCGTCAGCTAAGGGGAGATTCCTAGCCTTGAGCACCGCTAAAGGATTGGCGGTAGACCAGGAAAACTTATCGGCGGTGCGGGTTGCGAGGACAACATCAGAGAACATTGGTGGAATCTTGGGGGCTAGTTTACTGCCGAGTGTTGAAACAGTAACCTTGACACCACCAAAAACGAGATCAGTTTCTCTCTCGACATGGGCGGTAAGGACAAAGTGACACTTGCACCCGTCAGTGAGTTGGCGAATAAGCTTCTCAATCTGGTCCATTGCAAGGCCCCAGTCGGCTTGAGACTTGACCGCTTTTCCGCCAACAACCAGTGACATAGCAATGGGATTAATGCCGGTGAGGGAATCAAGCGCAAGACATCTGTTTGGTCCCCACGAGTCAACTGCACCAAACTTTTGACCGGTCCGATCATCAGGGAAATTTGCCAAAGCCCTGAGCATTCCTTCGTACTGTTTGTACTTAGCCTTGTTCGCGTCGGGGAGTTTGTGGAGCGCATCTTGGGTGTAGTCGCTGATCACCTTCGCGGCGTCGGCGAGCATTGTGAAGCTGCCCTGAGGGCGTTCGAGTACGTGCCAATGGACGTTGGGAGGTATTGGCAACCCGCGATCTGTCCAGTAGCCGAGAAGTGTTTCAAGTCCTGCTTCGGTGAATAAGCAGAAGAGTTCAACACCGGTGTCTGCAAGGGTTCCGAGAGAGTGGGTCTTGCCGGTGCCGGCTTCGCCTTGGAGGAGGATGTTAACTCCAGGGAGGAGGGAGGCTTCATTGCTCTGAGCTAACGAAGGTAATACTGCAGATTGGACATTTACTGCCGTAGTAGTGGTTGAGATAATTGGAACAGAGTTTGTTGGGGAGGGGGTTAATGGACTGTTCATCTTTCTTTACCTGTTTGAGAGGAATACTTGCGAGGGCAGAATTGCTTGCAGAGTTGAGCGCGCCTGTAATGAGTTCGGCGTTCTCTTTGAACTGACACTCGGCGATATGCAAATCCAGCACCCGGTCGAATACCCTATAGGTGCCGGCTTTGGAGCCAGTGCGGAGACGAGACCAGTAATAGCGGGAGGTGTTCATTTTAACGCCTCTTTAAGCTCACGAGCCAGCTTTTCTTGAGGAGATTCAGTTAAGCGGATAGCAACTTCCCCTAGAACTAGCGCAAAAAAGCCACCCCACAAAGGACAAGTAATCCACCACCAAGACCAAGAGATTGCTCCGCTTAGTTTGAGGAATAGAAAGATGAAGAACAATACCCAGACTTGCCATTTCATTTTAGTTGCTCCAGCAAGGCATTGGTGTCGATGACTGGCTTAGGACGGTGATAGTCTGCAGGCGAAGCTGGTTGAAAGGTAATCACAGGAGATGGGGGCTTAGCTTCAAACCAAGTTCCTTCCTTTCCACACATCCAGCGAGCAGTGGAAAGAGTAGTTCGTTGCTCAGTACAGAAAGGGAGAGTGTATTTATCTTCCCCTGTGACGAGGTTAGGAATCTCTTCCTTATTAGGAGGAGCAAAGCACCGCCAACGCTCAGCCTCTCTGGTCGAAGAACTAGAGGACCAACGACAATCTTTGCAAAGTTTAATATCCATGAACGATTACCAGGATTAGGCTGAGAGCAATAAACCAAGCTAAAAGAACTACTCCGAGTCCAAGCCAGAAATTATTCGAGTCTGGTGGTCGGCGACGCTCTTTCATAATTTAGTCTCCTTTCTGGTGATTGGATCCCAGGCACGTTGTTCGTAGTAGGTTTCGAGCCACTTGTGTTGTTCGGCGGGAGCGGTCATGCAGACTTGTTTGAATCCACAACCGCCGAAGTCTCCACAAGCATGGTCCAGGTTATGACGCCACTTGCCGGTTTTATAAGCCCGGATCATATCATCAACCCAGTCGAGGAGTTCTTCATACCAGCGGTCGACTTGCCATTCAGGACGGTAGGAGACTGGTTGTTGAGTGTCGTACTTGGTCTTGAGGATAGAGACTCCCCTGACGATTACACCATCAATCTTTATTCCAGCGCGGCCACATCCCCAAGCATAGCCGGTGAATTGTGAGCGAAGGTCGAATTGCCTGCCCCATGAAGCGCCAAGTTGGGTGGTGGTCTTTTCATCCATGATGTACTGACCGCCGGCGAAGTTCACAATAGCATCCATGCGGCCGCAGTAGATTAGAGGATCGCCCGTCTCTGGGTGGAGGATTGGCAAGGGTTCGGCGAAAGAGAACTCAATACCTCGCTTACCTGAGGGCAAGAGAATCGGCGTGAACTCTTCCTCATTAAGAGGGTAGTTAGAGAAATAGAATTCCAGCGCTCCAGCCATACGATCGGCACTCTTGGCAGAGTCGGCGGGTTCTTGGTAATCACCGTAACTGGCTAGGAGGGCTGCGAGTCCGGCGGCTACGGAGTCTTCGGCGTTGCCAGGTTGGCAAGGAGTTTCAACCCAGCGAAGGTGCTTCTTGGTATTGCCTGTGCTCTCGTCAATCTCTTCGTGCCAGGTTCCAGTGTCGAGCAGGCCGGAGTAAAAGGCGTTGCGGGCGACTTCAATCCCTTTGGCAAATGCGCCACCGGCATGGAGGTGAACTGACTGGTCGCGAGGTTTCCAAGAATCGATAGTGCCTTTCTTGAAGAGCTGAGGGCACTGCTTGAACGCCGCAAGGGCAGAGGAGTCTAGGACTGAGGGGAACATTAGTAATTACCTTTGTGATTCTGGCTTTGGTTGAATGCAGAGATTAACTGCCGAGAGCAAGTCTTGTGGCTTGTTCCAGCGAGTGAAGAAATCTTCCAGGATAACGAGCGCCTTCTCCGCGTCAGCTGTGCTAATTACAGCAAGACCACACTCCTTCCGCCTGGGGTTTATTGTCTCCTTGATGTAGAGAAGAAAGCCTTCTCGATTTATCTCACTCATCATTTTCTTCCTGATTATTCCACTCTTCCCAATCCAGCATGGCTGAGTTGTTGAAAAAGTGTGGACCACACAGCTCAGTTTCAGGCTGCTTGTGCCCTGCAACCACCACGCAAGGAGAGGTGCCACAGAGACGACACTCTGTTTCAAAATCCGGGTGATATGAGAGAGGCTGCTTCACTTTGGCATCCGAACATGGTTAACAATACACCCTTCGGAGAGATACATCTCGACCAGTTCAGGAGTGTCTTCAAAAACGATGAATTGGACAGTGGGACCATGCTTGAGTTTCTCGATGTTAAGCCAGTTGCGCTTGAGGTCGCTTGCTGAGAGATAGCCAGAGCGAAGATCGGTGTGGCGGATGC